AAACTTCTTCCGTCCCGGTACTCATGGTGCGAGTCATCTCATCTGCTGCACCATCAAACCATACGGCTCCTTTAGGGACATAAGCAGCATCCCCCGTAGCCGCCCACCATTGTGAACTAGAAAGTACCATTATGCGAAAGCCAACTGCGGTGCGCCTAATTGAATAGAACCCGCCGCCTTTACAAAATATGGGATAATATCTACTGCACTTGCTGCGGTAGAAATAGTCAGGCCAGACCCTCCAGGTGTTTCATAATCAGTTCCCAAGGAAAGCGTTCTGGAACCTGTGCCATCTTGAATAACGACGATAATCCCAGATTGGCCCACTGTTTCCGTAGTAGGATTATCTAATGTAACATTGCCCGTAAAGGTCAGGATGAAATTCTGATAAGCGTTAAAGTCGAGTGTAACACCGCCAGTATTTGTAGTATCCGTTAAGGTTGCCCCAATTGCGGCCTTTCCAAAAGTAGTCAATTGGTTTTCGTCAATCGACATTGCAGGGGTTGTACCAACCGCCGAACCCAGACCTATTACAAGATCGTCAGCCGAATCATCAAGCCATATGTAATAGTCTTGTGCATTACCATCGAAGACGATTTTGGCGTCTTCCGTTGCCCCATCACCGATTGTTACGGCATCGTCCGTAATGGAAAGAATATTATTTGTTCCTACGGTAGAGCCTTCTCCAATAATGAGTTTATCGGCACTGTCATCCAAGCCAACATAAAAGTCTTTGGCGTTGCCATCAAAAACAATCTTAGTATCGACTTCAGCACCGTCTCCAATAGTAAGGGCATCATCCGTAATAGAGATAATATTATTGGTTCCTACCGTAGAACCTTCTCCAATAATGAGTTTATCCTCGCTGTCGTCTAAGCCAATATAGAAATCCTTGGCATTACCGTCATAAACCAGCTTAGTGTCTTCTTCCGAAGCATCACCGATTGTTACAGCCGCCGCTGGGAACACCACGGCTTGATTTTCATCGATGGACATTGCCGGGGTTGTGCCAACCACGGATCCAGATCCAATGACAAGATCATCCGCTGAATCGTCTAGACCGATATAGAAGTCCTGTGCGGCCCCATCAAAAACAATCTTGGTGTCTTCTGTCGAAGCGTCACCAATCGTAATTGAATCTGACACGTACAAATTAGCCAGCGCATCAACAACTGCCGCACCACTTCCCGCACCGTCACAATATACTACAGCGGAGGAACCATTAGGTACGGTGATATTGGCACCAGATCCCTGGCTAAGAATAACGCTGTACGGACCACTACCTCCAGAATCCGTGGTAGCGTTTATAAAAACAAAATAAGCCGCCGTAGTATTAGGTGCTATAGTAACCGTATTGTTTGCACCAAGAGCCCCCGTAAACTTAATTACACGATACATCCCATCTTGAACATTTGAGGATCCTGAAGACGGAGATGCCGCTCTTACTGTTAAAGTATGCGTTGTTCCAGAAAGACCTACTGCACTATATGCTGCAATGCGATCTATGATATCCCAGTTGTAATTAGTTGTTGTTCCCCAAGCACCAGATTGGTCACCAGACCCCATTTCTTCGATGCCTAAACTTGTTGTATATGAAGAAGCCATAACCTTTTCCTTATGCTGCTATTTGCGTCCAATTCGGTGTTTGAGAAGTGTCTATACTAACAAACCCTGGTGTTTGACTAGTACCAATCTCTTGCCAAACCATCAACGTTCCAACTGCTGTAGCTGCGGAAACCCCTTCCACCGTAAATTTGATGTTTACCTGTACCGAACCTACACTGGTAGCAGCAGAAACACCAGAAGGCGTGATTAAAACATCCGTTGTCGTAGTCAGAGAACCAACTGCTGTAGCTGCTGAAACTCCTGTAATTGATTGAGTTACAGGTACAACAACGGTTAAAGAGCCTACGCCTGTAGCTGCTGAAACTCCTGTTATACTAATTGTTATAGGAAGACTAACCGTTGCCGTACCTACCGCCGTTGAAGCAGAAACACCCGTAATGGAAACAACCCCAGGACCGTTCCACGGCCCTGAGTTCCAGGTTTCTCTGCCCCAACCATTAAGGGTGGTATTATCGGCCACTAAGAGATCCTTATAGCCGCAGCATCAGCCGTATTTGCAGGCCACTGAATGGTGAAATCACCTGCACTGGAGGATTTAGCCGTCACAAAATCATACATGGCTACGGAAGGATAAGCATCAGCCGTAGTAGTGGAACCCGTGCTTGCGCCGCTCAAGGTGGAATTATAAATCAACGCTCCCATTGCACTGGAAATAGTAGATGTGGACCATGTGGTATCTGCAAAATCGAGAAAAGCCGTTGTCGTTCCACCGCTATTATCACTCATGCCAAGCGTCACACTTCCCAGAGCCGCGCCACCGGCTGAATATGCCGTTCCAGACACTTCGTTGCTTGCGGTATATCCTGTAGTGTCCTGATCTATGGTGGCACTGTCCGTAAACATAGCTACCTTAAACGTGTCAGCAGAAATAGCACTCGAATCTCCTCGACTGTGCGCGGTCCAAAAGTGCATTCCAGCCAATGCTTGTTCTTTAAAACTGCCACAAACAGCAGATGTTCCAATAGCCATTACAGCCTCCTTATAATCTCAGCAATGTCCTCGTGACCTTGCTTTTTCATCAAAGCCCAAATTGTAGTTCGTTCACTTTGCGCCATTCTGTTCATATAAAAAACTAAGATCTCTTTCAACCTATCCTTATACGCTAAAGCCTGTTCTCGTATAACAGGCGGCGCATCTTCCGAAACCAGCATGATCTTATTCAACGCCATTTCCGCCATTTCTTCAGGGGAATGGCCTCTGTTTGTGGACGTAAAAACAGCAACCTCTCCAATCTCAGAATTACCCGAAACATCAAACATTATTGTACAGCCCTACGGACACGATCATAACGATATTGATCCCTTGTTTGTAACCCTTCGCCAAGATTTTTAAGCCACTGAATAGATTCCTGAAATCTATTATTATATAAAGACAAAAGGTCCTGTTCCCCTTTCATAAAGGTATACGCTTCTACCAAAGCCCCATAGAAAAGTGCCAGTTCCGCATTTGTACCAAGCCAACTTGTCCCATCCGCGCTCGTTGTAATAGAAGTCGGCCTGTAAAAATAATGAAGCTCCATAGTGTAATTACTATCCGGCGTAGGTGCCAATAAAAAAGAGGAACTATCCCAATCCGCAAAATATAAAGGTGCTCCAGTAGTAGCCGGATCCGGAGTATAATCCTGTAAAAAAGTAACCTGCTTGTATAATAAAAATTCGTTACTAGAACCATTTACAACACTCAAAGAGTTTTGAGCCAAAAAATCCGTGGGCTTAGACAAAAATTTATTTGAAGAGGAGGCGCTCCCTTGTGAGGATTTACGAAAAACATCTAACTGACATTCCTTCAAAATCCGTTCTTCAGCATTTACAATAAATGTTGGCAATTGCGTAACAAACGTAGTCTCCGCGTTTTGCGTGTAATCCTGGATTGCTGTTTTTAATGTAGTAAAAGTAAAAGCCATGTCACGCACTCACCGTTACAGGTCCAGCAGAAGCCGTTCCACCACCACCATTAACATTACCCGCTGTAGCTGTCCCACTACTCGCAGTAAAAGTGTACCTATCATCATTCACTTTTGTAATAGAAAAGCCTGCCGCTGCCTCAATAGTCGCTGAAAGAAAGCCATCAAAATCTTCTACAGAACGAAACCTAACCGTATCCCCTGTACTTTTTCCATGACCCGGTTGTGTGACGGTTATCACAGCACTGCCACTGGACCCGGATCTAAACGCATCATATTCTAAAAGAACCGTAACAGCGGGCTCCGTTCTATCCGGACGCGGGTTACGAAGAGCCTGGGGGTCTCCCACCACACGAACAGGATTAAGTTGGGGTTGCTTCGATTCCCACTCATTTTTACCCACCAGCATGCCGGTCCATTCTTTCCGCATATCTCTAAGTTTATATGCAGCCCCCGAACGGTCAGATATACCCAACGCATATTTATCTGAAGCATATTTTCCCATAATCACACAGCACTTATAAAGGTATACGTTGGTACTAAATTGATAGAGGGCATATCACGATCTTCTTGAGCCGCCCGTAAATATTCTTCTTCATACAGTCCTTTAAGAAGTTGAACTTTCTCTGGAGCTTTTTTAAGGGCTAAATAATACGCCAAACCTGCGACTAAACAGGGGTAAAACCGGAACGGCATGTCTACGGTATTTGCTGAAGTATCAGCATCATCCATCCGTACCAAGCGGTCGTAGATCAATTGATCCGTACTATTTTCAGGAGAAGGCCAGACCTTAACAACAGGCGTAATCTGTCTATCCACAAAATATTGAACAGGACGCCCCGTCGTAGTTTTATCCGGAATGCTTAAATAAGTGTCCCGACTAACGGCACTAATAGAAAGGTCCGATCCACTACGTCTAATCACCGCCGATAACGTATCTATTGTAGATTGA